GAGCATCTTTTTTGCCATAAAAATAGTTGTACCATGAAAAGGCAGCACTGAGTTGGCTGGTGCGATCGTCCGTGGGTTGCACACGCCATGTGGGCTCCAGTCCTGTGTATTTGGTATCAGGACTGCGGGGGTTCAGTGGCTTGACAGCGGCTCGTGTTGAGTTCATAAGGGCTCCTGGTGAATTTATACGTAATTATAGCAGAATTGGATTTATTAGTCAACCCCAACAATGGTAAACCCAAAGTACTATAAATATAACATGCCACGCTTATCCCTATTCCGCCCCAATCGCACCAGAGACTATCAATTCCTGGACCGCACTATTAGTGAAATGTACACTGTGGGCGGCTTGGACATTTATGTTCACAAATACCAAGGACCACAAGCCGGAGGCAACGATTCTGCACTGAGTGGCAACTTTGATGCCACACAGCCCACATACGACACCGTGGATGTGCTGAATATTCAAGACTTGCTGTTGCTGGAAAACCGCGACAGAGTGTATGACCCAGATGTGTATGTCATGCGTGGCGTGTACAACACACAGGATGTGGACTTTGATTTGACACAGTTTGGTTTGTTTCTAAACAACGACACCATATTCATGACATTTCACTACAACGACATGATTGACGCATTTGGTCGCAAACTAATGAACGGTGATGTGATAGAGATTCCCAACTTGAAAGACTATCATCCACTGAATCAAAACATACCCCGTGCCCTGCCCAGGTACTACGTGATACAAGACGCTGACTTTGCGAGTGAAGGATTTTCAGTAACTTGGTTGCCTCACTTGTGGCGTGTGAAATGCACACCAATGAAGGATCAACAAGAGTTCAATACTATTACCAACAAACCGTTTGTGGCAGAAAACATTTGGGACCCGGGCAACTTTTACCCCACAGGCAGCATTGTGAACTACGGTGATACCTATTATCAAGCACAAAGCAATGTGCCTGCTGATACTGCCATCACCAATGCCACGTTCTGGCAAGAGTACACACCAAGCACCATCAGTGATGTACAAGGCACACGTGAGAAAGATTACGAAATCAATGACGCTATCCTGACACAAGCAGACGCAGAAGTCCCGCTGTCAGGCTACGACAATACCACGTTCTACATTGAGTCTACCACAACCACAGGCGGACCTGCCAATCCTACCAGTTTGACGGCTGACGAAAGTCTCACTGTGGATGGCACACAAGGCGGCATGAGCGTGACACCCTCGGGCGAAGGCTATGCGTCTGGTTATCTCACTGGTGGTGGCACAGCACCCAATGGCTTGCCAGTTACACCTGCTGTGAACTTCCCACCAAATCCGGTGGCAGGTGCTTATGTGCTACGCCTTGATTACAAACCCAATCGCTTGTTCCGTTATGATGGAGCACGATGGGTCAAAGTTGATGACAAGGTCCGAACCAATCTCAACAACGGACCAACAAATAAAACACTGCGCAGCGGCTTCGTAAATAACACTGCTACTGTCAGCACCAAAGACCTGGGCAATATTCCAAGTCGTCAAAGTTTGAGCGAAATTCTTCGTCCCCGAGCAGACAATGGTGATCAAGGTGGCTTCTTACCGCCAGGAACATAATGCAACAATTTTTTTATGACGAACAGATACGCAGATTCTTGTTGCAGTTCACAAGAATCTTTTCAGGTTTTCAAGTGGAGTATGCCAACGAAAACGACGGAGTAAATGCTGCCGCCTTGATACGTGTGCCTGTGCGCTATGGTGATGCCACTCGTAACGCACAAACCATCCTGCAGGAAAACAGCCGCAACAGTTTGCCTTCCACTCCCTTAATGACATTTTACATCACTGGCTTGGACTACGAACAAAGTCGCATGCAGGATCCGTACTTTGTGAGCAAGATCAATGTGCGTCAACAGGCCTATAACCCTGCTACAGAGACCTACGAAACCACGCAAGGCAATGCATTCACCATTGAGAGATTGATGCCTGTGCCGTTCAAACTCACAATCAACTTGGACATATGGACAAGCAATACCAATCAAAAGTTGCAGTTGTTGGAACAGGTGCTCACACTGTTCAACCCCAGTTTGGAAATTCAAAGCACAGACAACTACATTGACTGGACCAGTTTGAGTGTGATGTACCTGGATCGCACCACTTGGTCAAGCCGCACAGTGCCTATTAGCACAGAAAATCCCATTGACATTGCCACCTTGCAATTCAGCATGCCTATCTGGATATCACCGCCTGCCAAGGTATTGAAACTGGGCGTGATCGAACGTGTGATTGCTTCAATGTACGATGCACAAGGTGATTTAAACAATGCCATTGACAACGAAGACTTGTTGATGGGCACCAGACAAGTTATCACACCGTTTAACTGGGCTGTTGTGCTGATTGGCAACAAACTACAATGTTTGCAACAAAAGTATCTCACTCAAGAACCCAGCAACGACTCATTGACTCCCACAGAAATTGTGCCTGATTCCAACCTGTTGTGGCCAGCGGTGATTGACTTGTACGGATCACTGCGCCCGGGTATCAGCCAAATACGCTTGATACAGCCCGACGAAACCGAAATCGTGGGCACTGTTGCATTAGATCCCAATGATGACAGATTTTTGTTGTTTGACGTGGACATTGACACCACACCACAAAACACCCTGGATCCCATTGACGCTGTGATCAATCCATTGGTCACTGGTCCAAGACCAGAAGATTCTGTGTTACAAGGCGTAAGATATTTGCTTACAGAAGACACAGGATCGCTAGACAATCCTAATCCAGCCACAGACTGGGTTGGTGCAAATGGTCGAGGTCTTGTGGCACAGGCCAATGATATCATTGAGTACTCAAACAACTACTGGCGTGTGGTATTTCGTGCTGCCACAGAAACCAACACAACACAGTATGTGACCAACATCACCACAGACATTCAATACAAGTGGGTGGGCGATGCCTGGGTCAAGAGTTATCAGGGTGCATATCCAGGAGGTACCTGGAGGATCGTGCTGTGAAGGCCGTGGGCGTTTGGTTTCGTAGCAGTGCTACAGGACGTTATCTATACCTACTACGCAATGACACTAGACATCCTGGATCCTGGGGACTGCCTGGTGGCAAGGTAGAAACAGGTGAGACCTTGCTGGGTGCAATGGAACGTGAGTGCATTGAAGAACTGGGCTCAATGCCCGAATATCAACGTCTTGTTCCACTAGAAAAATTCACATCATCTGATGGCCAGTTTGAATACAACACCTGGGTGTGTGTTGTGGCCGATGAATTTGTGCCGGTGCTGAATGAGGAACACATGGGCTATGCCTGGATTGATCGCGGTCAATGGCCCAGACCCATGCATCCTGGCCTGTGGTCAACTGTGAACATTGAAGCAGTACAAAGCAAGATAGACACTGTGGAGCGGTATCTTGCTGCTGGCGTTTAAGCCTGGCTTTCCTGGAAACTCAACTGAATCTCACCCACCGGACTTGATTGTGCGCTCAATGCAGTGATCACAACGGCCAATACTTCTGGTCCATTGGGATATGTGCCTGTTCCTGGAATTGAACTTTGTCCAATCTGTTTGATCTGTGTTAGATCTAGATTGTTGACACCTGTGGCCTGAATTGGAATAGCAAATAATCGTTCTCCGCCAGTGATATCTGATGACACCGCAGCCACTGTCATGAACAAGTCGTTGGTTGGACTTGTTCCTCCTATTAGATTGCCAAGAATCTTTACAGTGTCGCCTACAGCATATCCTGTGCCAGGATTTTGCACTGATATACTTGTAGAATTAGTGGCATAGGTTGTTCTTCCTGCACTCAACTGCACAGTGACGTTGGCTGTTGAACCTGAACTGGACACGTTGGTCAATCCCAAGCCAGAGAACGTTCTAACTGCACCTGACAGAGTCATGGTTCCCGAACGAGTAAAGCCGCCCACTGTGTTCAACGGTGCAGCCTGCACACCGCCTGTGGTTTCGTTGTTGTATCGAGGAGCCACAGCAAACTGTGTAAAACTAGGTTGGAAACCACCACCAGCATTGTTCAAACCTGACCACACAGTGTTGGCCGAGTCAATGTTGTTGGGATTCAAAATACCTGTGACCAAGTATCGTCCTGCGCTGACATTCACTGTGAGTGTTTCCAGTGTCAACTGCGCACGATTGATCAAGTCACGTTGACCCAAGTCACCAATCACACTGTTTGAAACACTGGGAGCCAAGCGCATCAAGAACGCAGTTTGGCTGGCACCAGTTGTGGCAGGCAAACCATAGTTGCTTCTGTTATAGGTAAATGAGAAGCCTTCGTCACCGTTGAAGTTGCCGTCCATGATAACTGCGCTACCCCAGTGACTTACCAGTGGCACACAAGTATTAGAAATCAATATCACACCTGAATTGTCCAAATGACTGGTGGCTGCACTACTGGTGTAACTGCGGCTTTGTCCTTCAGCCCACTGTGTAAACGTTGCTCCACGTGTGCAACCAGTTAGATCGTTGCCTGACTTGCCTGAATACTTGATGACCTCACTGTCAATCATCACAAACGAAGGATATGTTACTGAGGCTGGGGGATAATCTGTGGCATCTCGCAATGTGATTGTGGTTTGACTGTCTGTAATAGCACCGTTCAATGAGTTCACTGGAGTTTCGTTGATGGCTTCATAACGTGCAGGCAAGTTACCTGAACGCATGTATGCTTCATTGCTGATGTTGTTGTTGGGACGTCTGTGTGCCCAATTGAACTTACCATCTTGTCCACGCAACATCCAGATAACTGTACCAGCACCGTACCAGGAATATTCCAACGCATACATCTGCATTTTGCTGGCGTCAAGATTGAATCCAGATGCGCCTGTGCCGTCAAGTGGATCAATGTTGAAGTCTTGTTGGCGCACACGAATTTCGTTGCGCAAGGCCATTTTTACCCGAGTTTGATTGGCCACGCCGCGAAATGTAGGCACCACTGTCATACGGTTGTTGTTGATGATTGAGGCCACACTATGTGTCATGCCTCGGATCACCACAACGTCACCCACATTAAGTTGATCCTGGAAGCGACAGTTGCCATCACCTGTGACCAAGTTGGAGCCAACACTGACATTAACCAAGCCTGCGGTTTGGAATGTGCTGGTACGTTGTACTGCATTCACAGTGACTCCATTATTTTCCCAGAACAAGCCATTTTGATCATCAAACAGGCCTGCACGAATACATGACCCGCTCCAGCCAGTGACATTGATTCTTGGTTGTTGTCCCAGCACAGGAGTAGCACTGCCCAGTAAGTTTTGCGCTTGTACCACAAATGCAACATCACTGGTGATAGTTGTGACCACATATCCAGTGTCATCATAACCTGACGTGGTAATACCGCTTAATGTGATAGTTGCACCAGCATTGAGCCCGTGTTCAAGGTCTGTAGTGATTGTGATATTGCTGTTGATAGCAGTACCACTGGATGTGACTGTGGTCACATCCAAGGTAGGAGCCAACACAGTACCTGTGCTGAACAAGATGCCTTTACCAGATTGGTAGCGGAAGTATTTTTTAGTCACACGAGTTGCGGCTGCACCACGTGTGGGAGTTCCTGGTCCCATTAACACACCGCCGTCAAACGGTCTTGACTGGAACACAGCATTGCTTCGCACGTTGACGGTGGCTGCTAGACTTCCGCCAACTATGGCACCTGCTCTGGCAGTGAACTGGAATGTAGTAGTGCTGGGAATGGCCGTGACAATAAACGATCCTTCGGCATAACTGGTGTTGGTGCCTGCGGTCATGTCCACAGTGATTGGGCATCCAGGAAATAGTCCGTGTGCATACTGTGTGGTTATAGTGATGATACTGGGATTGCCACCATCGCTGGCCACACTAACAACGTCAAGGTCGGCACCCGAGTAAGGAAATGCCTGACGCACAGCAGTGTCAGTTTGGTTGATTGGATAACCTGCAGCCACGTTGAGTGCTCTGCGTGGGTAGTAAGCAAAGTTGTTGGTTTCGCCCAAGAACACAATGTTGATACCTTCAGCATTGGTTGCTGAAGTATTTTGTAAACTCACATATTCGTTGGCGTCCAGTGGAGTGTCTGTTACGTTGACTGTGATTGTGGGAATGGTGTTTGACCCACCATAAAATATGCCAGTCATGCGGATCAGGGGTGATCCAATGCCTGCACCAGTCAATGCTGTGGTGTTGAACTGTGTGCGGCTGATGGTTTGTGTGCCGTTAACTGCTGTGCTGGCTGTGGTCATTTTGACCAGTTCTACGTTAGAACTCAGTTTCTGGAACACTGAGCCTGTGACAAATACATTGGCTGCTGGAATGTTGTACCACCCACGATTGAGTTGTAGTGTTGTGCCATCTGTTACTTCTTGCACTTGTGCAACTTCAATGGTGCTGGCAACAAATATATTGGCGCCAATGTTGATGTTGGCTGCGCTGGGATTGGTACCATTGCTTTGACGCACCACAGTGAGTGCATTGGTTGATACCGAAGTCACTGCCATGACTTCATAAACGTTGGCAGTGGCAGTTTGAGCAATAACATAAGTACCAGCCACAATACCAGCACCTGCTGCTGATGTCACGTTGACTGTGGTTGTAGCATTACTGGTAATGTTGGCCACTGCAACAGTGGTTCCACCTGTGGTGGGCAATCCAATCAACATAATGTTGTCCAACACAGATAGACCTGTGGTTGATGCCACTGTAAACGTGCGTTCTGCTGAACTGTTGACATTGGCAGTGAGATAACTTGACACAAAAGGTGTGACGTTGCCTTGTGTTTGGCTGATCAACAGCGCATAATCATCCGTGATAAACGTTGGTGTGCCAGCGTCTGCTGTGTTGATTGATGTATCAACGTTGCTGGTCAGCAGGTTGGTACTGCTCAACAATGTGGCATATCCATTGGTGTTGTACACCAAGTCGGCACCAACATCTTCGTAGAATGAAGGAATGTTGTTGATGGTTGATACGTTTTGCCATTTGGTATTTTGCAGGCCGTATTCAAAGTCAGCGTCG